CTCGGCATTTGTACACCACCAGGGTTTCCCGGCAGTCAAGGGACTCCGGGTTCCACTTCCGGCCGCCCCCCCTACGGAGGGTCGCGACCGGCCACCTTTCGCCTCGGGGTTCCACTCCGGGCTATTCAGCGTATTTCTCACCACGGGAGCCTCGTAGGGCTCCTATTCGCGGTGGTTGACCTTTCGTCTCTGTTATGACAGGACTATTCAGCCTCTTTCGTGCGCTACGATCACACGAGCAACTTCGCGTACGACATCGCCTCCTTCACGGCCGCCTTAGCTGCCGGGACAATGTAGGGTGTGAGCGGTTGGGCAATGTGGAAGGCTGCCGTCGCCACGCGCCTGACCTCCTTGACGAAATCGCCCATGCGATCAATCGTGGTGACCGAGGTGCGCGGGTGGTTCAGCATGCCCCACACGCTCATCGTCCCCGCATCATGCGGCTCATACGACGCGTCTCCCTCCGACAGAGAGCCCTCCTTGGGAAGGTACTCTATCCAGCGCGTAGTGCGCACTCGGAAAGAGGCGGTGCTGGCCAACATGCCCGACGCTGCAAACGCCATGACTGGAAACGTGGGCGCCATCCAGTCCACGTTGGTGGGAAGCTCCCACCGCGGGTCCTGGGTGAAGTCGCCAAAGCAGACGAGGCCCTGGGCAGGCCTGACCTGGATGGTGGAGCCAGTGTGAATGGCATCGACCGTCGCGCTGTTGACATCGGCGGACAACGAGTACTCCTGAAAGCTCAAGTAGCCCGCTTCATTATCTGCTGCGCCTATGTAGGTGACTTGCACTTTGATGCCGATCTGCCTGGCGTACCGCGCATCTGAGTTCAACGCCGCGTACTGCGGGTGGGCGACGGCGGCCGGAGCCGCCGCGCACACCCCAGCCGTGACCACCCAAGACAGGCGGTTGGCCGCCACTCCGGTCAATGGCGTCCCGATAGCGAACACCGCAATGCCTGCGGCGTCCGTCGTCACGGTCCACTCATCCCTAAGCACCGTGGCGCACGACAAGTCGCCGTAGGCGTCTGGCAAGCGCAGAGGCTCTTCCGAGCCTAAGCGAGTCGCCAGCAAGTCGCACGTCGCGACACCGGGATGCGACGGGAGCCCTGATCCTTTCGCCACCGAAGCGGCACGTGGATTGGGTGTCACCGTCACATTTTCCAGTGTGGGGCCTCCCGCGGCCTTCTTTGCGCGAGCCTTGGCCATGATCTCTTGTTGCGAAGATTTAAACCCCATGCCCACCCACGGCGGGCTGGGGCCAGCTGCGCCGCACAGCCGTCTCCCTTTTCAGCTCCACATTCACCCAGAGGCGGGGAAAACGATCAAACGTTTCATCTCCCGCATGGGCTACTGGTGCTTACTTCGGGGTAAGGCGCCGCCGCACGTCCTCAATGAGGTCGACGACAACACCGCGCTCTGGGCTAAACCGCAACTCGAAGGCGAGGTCTTGCATCCTCTGTCCCCAAGCTTCGGGGGCTGGCCACCGGTAAAGGTAGTTCGCCGCCAACCGCCAGGGTCTGGATCGTGACACGCGCGCCCCCAGCGCCCCGACCCCTTGGGGCCGAAACACATAAGAGCAGAAGTCCAGCTCGCCGCCAGAAGGTACTGGGGCCTTTGCCACGGGGTCGCCCTCAATGAGCGCCCCCACGGCTGGGACCTGTTCCACTTCCTTAATGGTAAGGCCATATGCAGCATAGGCCTCGACGAGCTCCTCCGGCGTGACTCCGTCCCCCTCCTCGACGCAGTCGTCCCCCATTGCGCATGCGCTCCAGTCACGAAACCCACGGGCCAGCCGGACCAGGATGTGGCAAGCAACCCGAATCCATGAATTGCCACTAGAGGTGATGTATGAACCCGACTTCATGACCCCCGGCTCATGCTGAGCCCAAAGACCTCCGTCGGACATGACCACCAGCGACATGGCTAGACACCGCAAGCGGCGCTCCCACAGCGACCACCGTTCTCCGCCGTATCCAAAACTGCGGGGTGTGCCTCCGTATTGCAGCGTCCTCAACGCCGCAAACATCATCAGCATCCACAGCTTGACCGACCAGTCCCACCCCGACACATCAGTGCCGGTGGGAACCCGCATTGTGCCCATCTCCGCCAAGAGGTTCTCCAACCCCTCGTCGTGTAGGCCCATGCCGGGCTTCACGGGTAGCCACGTGCAGTTGCGCACGTCGTAGGCATTGGTCCTGTTGAAGAGCACCCGCTCGACCAACTGGTCCACGATCGACACACTCATAATGAGCCTGTGCCGGCCTGCCTTTGACTTCTCCGCCGTGTGGAGTTCGTTCTTGACGAA